GCTGCTCTGGTAAATCAGCGCCAGTGTTTTTAATGTAACCACTTGGCATTGGAGTTTGTGCAGATACAGCTGCGGCCTTTTCAATATCTAAAGCGCTTTGAATTGTACGTGATGCAGTTTGTAATACGCCTTGTGTTAGTCCTTGGAACGTGATAAGAGATCCAATACCTGACATTGGAGACTCAACGCCATCTACATAATACTGGCTAACTTCTGTGCCAAACTTATTTGTAGTAAATGTAACTCGGTTATTAGCAATCCACTCAAATCGTGATGGTCTTAAATCGTCTGCATATAATTCTGTAACACGCCAATATGCAACACCATAAAACAACAAACTATCGACAGTCCAGGATAAAGTGACGGATCTTGGTTGTCGATAGTCTGGTTGATCGAGCCAAAGAGGGTTCCCCAACTCCTCACCATTAGACTTTTTGTAAAGTTTTAATGGCAGATATGAAACTACACCAGCAATAAGATTTCTGCAACGGCTGACAGCTGGTACTTGCATTGCATAATTGCGATCTAATCCACCAGGAAAATTACCAACACCAGTTGTAAATGAACCATAGCCATAAGCTGTGTCCATAATGGCAGGGGCGTATTGCGCTTGTACGGATTCCGTTTTTTTGTTTATACCCAAAGCAGACAATAGACCCATATGTATACTTTATACCATAAATCGGACTATTGGTGCAAATTACACAAAGATTTGGGCGGTTTGTTGTGGTTTTGTTAATTGACTTACAACCATAGCCAGTGATATAGCGGCTGTGACATCGCCAGCGGATTTTCTACGTATTATGCGCCAGCCAGCATCATTAGTCTTAGCTGCGCAATTATTTAGGTGCTGTACTAGCTCTGCTTGGCCAGAATGGACTACACGGCTATTAGCCAATCCATCTGCAAGGTCGGAGCACGCCTGGTAAAACGCCTGGCCCGATACATCAACCATACGCCAGCCGCTTTGCTCTAATCTTGTGGCAATAGTTTGCGTGGCGTATTTGTCATAACAAATTGTGGTCGGATGGTATTTTCTAGCCCACTCATTTATATCGCTAGCCATTTTAATCTCATCTATTGCTATATCGCTATACCAAAGCTGTGCCAAGCCAACTGCAATTTTACCGTCTTTCATTTGACCCATAACTAAAGCACCTGATCGCCTTGTCGGTGCAACATCAAATGCCATAATAGTTTGTGGCCCAACAGGTATTTCTAAACTGCTATCGCTGCACTGCTCAATAGATCCATACACCCAGGGACTGACAGCTGAATCGATCCACTGGCATAACATCTCAGTACGTGTAGCTTCTATGCTGTTGGTGCTGACAGATTCTTCCAATGTTTGCTCAGTTATTAAATGGCCCAAAGCAGGGTTAGCCAATGCCCACGCTTTTTTGTCATTTATCTTGCAGTGCTGTGGTGCGCTGTATTCATAAAATCCCAAGTTTTCTGGTGGATAAGATAAACAACGCTCTCTTAAATCATTTAACACTGTACTAAACCCATCACCAGCATTACTTGTCATTAAAGTCATCGCATTAGGTCTTGCACGTGTAGTTGGTAATGCAGCTGTAAAGGCTTCTTCTGTCCACTCTCTTAATTCATCTATGTATAGGAAATCTGCGGTCTTACCACGAGGCGCATCTCTAGTAGCTGCTGCAATTTCATACCTGGCACCATTAAGTAAGCTGATAGATTCCTGGCCATTAGCCAGTCGAATCTGCCTTACCTGATCTTTTAAAAATTGATTATCTTCTATTGTGAATGCGACTTGCCTAAAGGTATCTAGTGCCATATTGCGGTTAGATGACATACCAAGGACATTCTTAGAGCCCCATAAGAATAGATGGCTTAGGATAAGCATACGAGCTAGGTGTGTCTTGCCATTTTGACGTGCAACCAATACTAAAGCTGTTTTCTTGCGCCAGTTGTTGTCATCATCTACAGATAAAAGGTCATCTAGTACCCACCGTTGCCAGGGTATTAAGGGTAAGCCAATTTTGTCTGCTAGGTCAGACACTTCCTGCGCTTTGGACTTACCCTTTAATAGTGGCGTGTGGATTCTAGGCTCGGTGCTGCCAATTAGCCCGACCCCTCGTTTGATCTGGCTTATTTCCGCATCATTTTGCATCGAAGTCAAGCGTATCAGGTTTATTAAAAGGTGAATCTGGCACCGTACTGGTGGTCTCAGGGAGAGAAGGTTTGAAAAAGACAGGGGGGGTCGCCTTGTGGCTAAAAAAACGACCACCTTTAGCGCTGTTACATGATTTGCACATAGATTGTAAATTATCTGGGCTCCACATATCGCCACCCTTAACACGTGGAATGATGTGATCTACTGTGTGCGCTGGCCTGCCACATGATGCACACTGCCAGCCATCACGATCTAATATGGTAATGCGTAACTTCTTCCACTTACCACTACCTATTGCTCGATCACTCAATGCCAGCCCTTAATCTTAAAGTGTTGTAATGCTTTACACATAGAGCCATATCTGTTGTTAATGTACTTAATACCCCAGTCTATCTGCTTTACACCACTAACAGTTGCAAGATACTTAGACCTACCTTGTGGTATACCTATATGTGAGCCATTACGAGCCTTAGGATCCCACTTACTATTCTCTTTAGAGTAAAGCTCTACTAAGCAATAAGCTTCTGTGAAATCATTTAATTGTATAAGTATGTATTGCTTGTAATGTGTAGGTTTGTAATTATCAGATGCAACGGAATAAGTCTTTACAAAGCAAAGATTAACTATGAATAGGGCGATCCCAACTAGCCAGCACCTTGCGAGCTTTCCCTTGCGGGCTCGCCTTGTGGCTTTGTGAGCCACTGCTACACTAGAGCCTAGCATCATAAGTCAAACTCCTTTACGCTTAATCTAGATAATCGTCTCAATATGTGAGATGTGATATACAACACACTATGCGTAGATCATCTGTATCTATCCAAGTCTCATCCCAGCCAGCCATCATATTTTGCTTGCTATTGCTTCAGCCATACCATTGGTGCCAGGGAATAAATCATCCAACTCATCACCAGCCTGGTAATTAAGTAAATCTAATATCCATAGATTAAATGTTAATGGCTTAGCTCCTACTAAACCTTTACGCATAGATCGTGCGCAACTGATCCAATCACGCACCATAGGCTTGCGCTTATTATCTTTGCGGCCACCATATAACAACACTGCTTCCCAAGCGTATTGCACAGTTGTAGGCCTTATTTGATGGAAAGTTTTAGCCCACGCACAGATACGTATGCCATCGTGTTTAATCATCCAGGATAAGTCAACAGGATTACAACTTAATGCCCATCCATCTGGGTAATCAACCATCAAGCGATCAATTAAATCCCAGTGTGCTTGCTTGGCATCCCAGACGGCTGCTTCATCGTGCAATTTACCATACAGTTTTTTACCCTGTTTGTAATAAGGTGGATCAGCATACGCAAACTTCATCTCTGACCACCCCATCCGCCACCCTTAAAGATTAACCCTGGCGCTGAATAGATTCTGCTCATTTGTAAATCACATTTAGGACAATTCATTGGACCAATATCATCATCATAAGATTTATGTACTGATCCATAAGTACCGCATTCATTACAGCTGTATTCATAAGTTGGCATTAGCGCACCTTGTATTCTGTAAAATTGCTTAACGCTGCTGCATTGGCTTTACCAAAGGCAAACATAAATGTAACTGCTGGTATACCCACAGAAGATCCATCTAGTCGGTCAAACTTTAAGCGCTTATCATTTAAGATCACACCATCAGCTAGATTCCATAAATCTTTGGCCCACTGACTTTGACTGATACGCACTAGCCCAATGCCGTTGCCGTGCTGAGCTAGTCTTTCCATGAATGGCCGTGGATTACTAAATGGTGGATTTACCCACACATTACCAAACCAATCTTTAGATAAGCCATCATCTTCTGCTGTGTAATAATACTTAATCGGTGCATCTTTAATGCCACCAACAGGCGAGCAAGGATCTAAGTCAAACTCCACGTTAAGTGTGTCAAATATCCATTTAGGAGTATATCTTTCATCGGTCTCTTTCATTTAGCTCCTATCAACTGGCAAGTGTGGCAGACCACGGTAATAAATTTCCAACTACCACACTTATCACATCTGGATATATCACTATCTGGTATATCCAAAGCTTCGGCTATATTCTTAACGCCTACGCACCCACAATCCATACACTGATACGCCTTAAATCCTTCGGGCATATCTAACTGATCGAGCCATAGGAACTCGGTCTTGCGCTTACATCCATTACATTTGAATTGTGGGTGCATTATGGTAAACTCCTTATTGAATACAGCGACACTGTGTACAAACCAAGTAAGTACCATCGTGCATTAACCTGTCATCATTACAGGCCATACACTTGTCATTTGTTGGCTCTATGGTTATCTTGTCATTTTCCAAACGTGCTAGATAACCTGAGCCATCAATAATCTCTACATATCCCATTTACTCACCCCCCTCGATATCGCTAGGAAAGAACCAAGATCCAGCAGCTGTTTTCTTTGCCCACTTAGCGTCACATTGATCGGGCTTTGCAGCACTACATACATAACCGTAGAAATCTCGGCCAGTCTTTGCTACGCCTTCTTTAAGAATCATCGGGCCGTGTTTACATTCTTGCGCTTTAGGATCAACAGGTATTGCTTCTATAGCTTCACCGACTGACCATACTGCTGGCTTGTCTTCTGCAAACGATGCACGTAATACATCTTCAACAGCTCTAGCCCTTGTGCCTGGTGGTGAATAACTTGCCACCTTGTTCATTTCTTCTCGGCTAGCCCTTTTTCCCTTAGCTGCATAACCTGCATTTGCAAGCGCTCTGCCGATCGCTGAAGTCTCAGCATTCTCCAGTGCAGAAGTTGAATTGACACCCCGATCAGACACGCTCTCACTAGCAAGCCCAGTCGCCCACGGCTGTGCATCGGCTTCTGTCTTAAATAGTTGAGCACTAATAATGTATCTAGTGTCTGTGGCCTGTTCGATCTTTGTAGATATTCTTCCATCTGGATACTCCTTCCAAAACTTTTCTAGTCGGCTCTCGACTGTTTCATAATCAGCTAAATTAAATGCCATTAGTCATCCCCCCAAGTGAAGTTGATGTCGGTCTCTGCATCAAGGACTGTCTGGTATATCGAAAGGTAAGCAATAGCATCGATGATTGAGTCGCTGTGATTTGCAGATTCAGTAAGCCTAGAAACCTTGACGAGCGCCATACATAATGCGACTTGACTAGGTGTAATTGGATGGTCGAGATATGCCGACCACAGATCACTGATCCTTTTATGGTTTGTGTAAGGATGACCATAGACCGCTCCCCTTGTATGGACCA